GGCGGCTGATTCGTACAGGGTGACGCGGTTCTCGTAGTTGCCGGAATCGGGGCTGAGGTAGCAGGTTACGCTGCCGAAACTTTCGCAGTTTACAAAGAGGGGGTGCGCGTTGGTGGCGTAACGGTCTACGGCCTCATGCTTGATAAGGGCCACCAGGGCGTCCAGGCTGCAGACGCGCTTCTTTTCGGGGGTGTCTTTCATTTCCCAGATTCTGTTGGCGTTGCCTCTTTCGTCGATCAGATAGAGGTGGCTGTTGTATTCCAGGGTTTTGGGGTCTTTGGCCTTATTGGCCAGGGTGGTGATGCTCTCGATGGCGTCTTTCAGAAAGCTGCTTTTGTTTTCCATTGCTGTATCTCCTTTTTTTATACTGCGGCTTCGCCGAACTTCAGAAGTTTGCGGACGGGGGTAACGTTGCCGGTCGTGTCAAGCTGGCCGGGAATCTGCGGGGTGAGTTCCACGGCTACGGTCTGGCCGTTCTCGCGGCCGGTCGCCAGGCTGGTCTTTACCGGGTTCATGGCTGCCAGCTTGCTGCTGGCGGTGCAGCTGACCTCGATGTGCTTGCGGTCTTCGTCCGGGGCCAGGGTGATCTTCAAGGTGATTTCGCGCTTGGCGCTGGCCTTGGTGTTGGGGTCGCTGATGTTCTGCATCACGCGGCCCATTTCGTAGTCGATGCGCTCCTTGATGGCGCCGTTGGCCATATCCAGCAGACTTGTGGCGTTGCTGGCTGCTAAGTAGTCATTCATGTTGGGGTTGCTCCTTTCTTTCTTGGTCTTCGTTTTCGGGGTGGTCTTGGCAGTCGCACCGTTCGCCGGGGTCAAGATGTGCGCCGCAGTGCGGGCAGGTCGTGTAGTACATCAGGCAGCCTCCTTTCTGTTGGCTCGGTGCTGTTTATCCGTCTCGGCGATCTGCCGGGTCAGGCGGTCGGCTCTCGCTTCGGCCCTCCAGCAGCCGCCGATACAGGCGTTTACGGTCAAAAGGGAAAACAGGCCGATCCCCGCGTAAAGCAGGGGCTGCGTCCAGTCGGTCAAAAAACCAACCACGGCGCAGACGTGTACCAGGCCCCAAAGCAGCCCGGCGGTCTTGTAGGCAAAGGCCAGGGTTCTGTATTTCCGGCGCTTAATCCTCATCGGTGTGTTCCTCCTTTTTATGGTGTTGCGCGGCTGCCACGGCCTGGTAGGCGGCGGCCGTCTGCGCGGTGTACGGAACCCGGAGGCCGTTTATGTCCGGCGTTCTGGTTCCGTCCGGGAAAACGTGTGTAATCTTCATGGCGCTTCTTCCTCCGAGGCTTTCAGCCTGCCTGTTCGGGCTGGCGGGGCAGCGCCTTTGCTGCGCCGAGGCCCAGCAAAAAGCCGTTGAGCATCAGCTGGTCGTCGCGGTTCATGCCCTTTACGGTTGCGGCGAAAGTCTCCGCCTCTGCCTTGGTGTTCTGTTCTTTCTTCTTGGTTTCCATGCTGTTCACCTCGCTGTTTATTCGTTGCGTTGAGTTTCTTCAAGTCAACCTGTCCGGTTGCTTGTGTAAACTATTATAGTTTCTTTAGTGTACCGTGTCAAGGGATTTTTTCAAAAATAGGTTGCTTTAGGGAACTTATTGTGGTATAATCAGCTTGCAAGCGAAGGGAGGTGAGTTGATTGAATGAACGCATAAAGGAGCTGCGGGCGGCCCTGGGCGGCATTAGCCAGCGGGAATTTGGCGAGGCTCTGGGCATTGGTAAATCTGCCGTCTGCCGCATCGAAAGCGGGGCGGTGGCTCTTACGGAGGCAAACGCGATCCGTATCTGTGAGAAGTTCAACGTCCGGCGCGAGTGGCTGCTTACCGGCGAGGGCGAGATCTTCCAGCCGGAAAAGCCGAGCCTTGTTTCCGAGGTCGCGGCCCAGTACCATTTGTCGAATCTCGAGACGGCGCTGCTGACGAACTATCTTGCTCTGCCTGAGGAAGACCGCCGGGCTATTATGAAGATTGCGTCAAAGGTCATTGATCCGGCGTTGGCTGCTTGTGCGGCCGCTGCGCCTGATCCAGTGGTCACGCCGCCTGGCAGTTCCTCCGTGCAGGATGCCGAGGCGGCTTATGAAAAAGCCTTAGGCTTTGCGCCGAGCGCGGGTGGTACTGCTTCGAATACCATCGACGACACGGCGTCCACAGGCTGACCTAAAAAAGAAACAGACCCCCGGCTCGAAAGGGCCGAGGGTCTGTTGGGAGACACTTGTAAGGTAGGTGATTTTCATGCGCATGGCAGCTATTCTCTGCGCCGGTTGTCTGTTGTTGCTTGCTGGGTGCGGTTCGGCTGCTGCAAGCTCCGAGCCTGTGTCTGAAGCTGCGCCGGTTGTCGCTGCAAGCCCTGCGCCGACCGTGGCTCCGGCTGAAACGCCAGAGCCTACGTCTGCGCCGGAGCCGGTTCCTACGGAAACGCCGGGGCGCTCTGACAATCTCTTGATGAACGCTTCTGTTTCCACGGCACCAGTGATGAACGGTGCGGGTACTGCCAAAATAGGGGAACGGGCCACGGCCTGGTTCGACGCCGCCGGTCTGGCGAATATCTCCGAGGCGCAGTTCTCGGAATTCGTCGCTGCCAGGGTAGAGGGCCAGTCTTATAGCTGGTTCACCTTGGATCTGAACGACGGCACTGGTATAGTCTTTAACGGCTGCGGCACTATCGTGGCTGATTATGGCTATCTGGACGACGTCGGCCGCGTGGAGGAATCCCTCGGCACCGTTACGCTGGAAGAATCCGGCTATACCTATACCGCAAACTAAAAAAAACGCCGCCCGCTGCAAACAGGCGACGTTCTTGCCGGGCGCGTGTTCCGGCGCTCTGCTGCTGCAAACGGCAAAGCGCCCGCGTCGGGCGGCGGTTCGTTAGACCGCCCTTATTATAACACGCGCCCTCGAAAAATAAAAGGGGGCTATCTCATGCGCGTTGTTGGTTATGCGCGTGTATCTACCAGGGAACAGGCCGACCACGGCTATTCTATCGGGGAGCAAAATTCGCGGCTTCGCGCCTACTGCCAGGCCAAGGATTGGACGTTGCTGCGGGTTATTGAGGATCCCGGTTTCTCCGGCGCAAAAATGCAGCGGCCTGGGCTGCAGCAGGTGTTGGAAATGGTACGCCGCCGCGAGTGCGACGCTGTCCTGGTCTGGAAACTTGACCGGCTCTCCCGGTCGCAGAAAGATACTTTGTACTTGCTGGAGGACGTTTTTCTCGCCAATGGCTGCGGGTTCGTTTCCATGCTGGAAAATTTCGATACTTCCACGGCGTTCGGCCGGGCGATGGTTGGTATTCTCTCGGTATTTGCCCAGCTTGAACGTGAACAATTCAAGGAGCGCTCGGCCATCGGCCGCGTAGGTAGGGCTAAGGCGGGGCTATTCCACGGCGGCGGTTATGCGCCAATCGGCTATGACTATTATACCAAAGAGGACGGCGGCCAGGGTCTTGTCGTCAACGAATACGAGGCCATGCAGGTGCGGGAGGTTTATCGCCTTTACCTCGCGGGGTGGGCGGTGCATAAAATTCAGGTATATATGCACGAGCGCTACACCACAAAAAACGGTTGCTGGGCCAGCGACACAACGGTGCGCTCGGTGCTGTCATCTCCGATCTACCTGGGGCGCATTACCTGGGCCGGGAAAACCTACGAGGGCCAGCACGAGGCTCTTGTCTCCCAGAACGACTTTGACCAGGTGGCTGCCCGCCGGGAATCCCTGAAATGGCAGCCGGCCGAACCTCGCGCTGCGTGTGATCTTATAAAAAACAGCCCTTTTCGCTCCACGCATATCCTGGGCGGCATTACTTGGTGCGCCCGCTGCGGCGCTCGGTATTTTGCCAGCGGCAACTACTCCGGGCGGGGCGAGAATCGGAAATACTGGCCATATTACACCTGTTACTCCGTCGCCAAGTCCTCCAAAAAAATGATTAAGGATCCGAACTGTAAAAACAAGCGCTGGGCGGTCGGCAAATTGGACGCCATTATCCTGGCCGAAATATCGCGCCTGGAATTCGACCCGGCGGCTCTGGCGAAAGCGGCCGGGCCGGTGGACGTCTCCGGCGTGGAAGAAAAGCGCCGGGTATTAGAGGCCCGCGTGGCCGAGGTTCGCCCTCAAATGGAACGGCTGCTTGACCTATGCCAAACCGGCGGGCTGCCGGTTGCTTCGGTCTCCGGGCGGCTGGCTGCCCTGCAAAAGGAGCTTGACGCTCTGAATGGGGAGCTCTCCGGCTTGGCCGTGCCTGAAACGGTGGATAGGCTGGCTGTTGCGCAGGAAATGCTGGCCGGTGCCTCGGCAGTCATCGAAAACGGAACGCCGGAGCAAAAGCGCGCCCTTGTTCACTCTCTGATTGGCCGCATTGATATTGATGGGGAGGATATAACCATTCACTGGCTGTTCGCTCCTGAAAACTAAAAAAGGCGGGGCTTGCGCCCTGCCTTTTCTTATTCTTTAGCCGTTACTGCTGCCGCCTGGGTCGCGTGACAAACAAACAATCACCTCCACGTGCCGCGTTCGGGGGAAAAGGTCCACCGGCTGC